GGTCTATCTTAGGAGGCGACAACTTTGTTGGTGTAGGCACAAACCTAAAGTTTTATATCGAACGCGGCGGCGCTTATTACGACATTACGCCTCTTCGCCAGACCACTACGCTTGGCGCAAACCCTTTTACTGCCGACGGTACAACTACTGTACTTGTAACTGCTACGGCGCACGGCTGTTTGACTGGCGACTTTGTTACGTTTAGTGGGGCTACCGGTAGCTACGACTACGTTTTTAACGCTGAATTTGAAGTCACAGTAGTTGATGCTAATTCATACACAATTACAACGACTTCGGCGCTTTCCGCCGGTTCGTATGGCGGTTCAGCGGTTGTTGCCGCGTATCAAATACATATTGGAGCCGCAATTGCCGTACCTTCAGTTGGTTGGGGTAGTGGTACTTGGGGGTCTGGTACGTGGGGTAATAGCGCAGTGACGTTAGAGTTGGTGCGGTTGTGGAACCAAACCAACTACGGTGAAGACTTGTTGATTGGCCCCCGTGGCAGCGGGCTATATTATTGGGATGCGTCTAGTGGGCTTACTGCGCGGGCCGTGCTTCTAAACAGTCTTGGCGGTACGGTTACGTTTACAGACAGCAGCGTAACCCTTGTTCCTACGCTCGTAACTTCCACTATCCAATACACAGACGGTGCGGCACTTCAGTTCTCGGGTGGGTCACTGCCGACGGGTATTGTTGCGGGCACTACGTATTACGTGTTTCAAGCCAACGGCCTGACTTTTAATTTGCTTGATTCCGCAGGAACTGAAATCAGTACAACTTCCGCAGGGTCGGGTGATGTGTCTTTGATTGTTGATGTACCCACAGCGGTCAACTACTTTACTGTGTCTGACTCGTCTCGGTTCATCCTTGCTTTTGGATGTAACGATTACGGGCAAGCGGGTATCGACCCGATGCTGATTCGTTGGTCCGGGCAAGATGATCCGTACAATTGGACGCCAGACCCCACCAATCAGGCTGGGTTTATCCGGCTTTCTCATGGGTCCGAAATAGTTACTGCCATTCAAACCCGGCAAGAGCTTTTTGTGTTAACGGATTCCGCTGCTTATTCGCTGCAATATCTTGGCCCGCCGTATGTGTGGTCGCCCCAGCTTCTAGGGGATAACATATCAATTATTAGCCCTAACGCAGCTACTATAGCGTCGGGCATTGTGTATTGGATGGGCGTGGATAAGTTCTATGCTTACGACGGGCGCGTGCAAACACTTAATTGTGACCTGCGCCGTTTTATTTTTGACAACATAAACCTTCAGCAAGTAGAACAAATCTTCTGCGGTACTAACGAAGGCTTCAATGAAGTCTGGTGGTTTTACTGCTCCGCTAACTCTGGCACCGTTGACCGATACGTTGTCTATAACTACCTAGAGAAAGTCTGGTACTACGGCAGTATGGCTCGTACTGCTTGGCTCGATTCCGGCTTACGGGACTACCCAATCGCGGCTACGTACAACAACAATCTAGTAAACCACGAGCAAGGTATTGACGATAACGAGACTGCGACCACAACTGCTATCAATGCTTACATCTCTTCGTCAGAGTTCGATATTGGCGATGGGCATAACTTTGGCTTTGTTTGGCGGGTTCTCCCTGACTTGACGTTCCAAGACTCGGTTAACGCCCCCAGTGGTACGTCGCCCACAGTCACAATGCAGTTGTATGGGCTCACTAATTCTGGTTCGGGGGCAACAAGCGGTGCAAGCCAACCTGTGGTCAAGGGCAGTACGTACTACATTACGGAAGAGTTTACGGGGCAGATATATACGCGCTTCCGTGGGCGGCAAATGATATTCAAGATCGAGTCCAACCAAATTGGCACGGCTTGGCAGCTTGGTGCTCCTCGTATCGACATTCGTCCTGACGGCAGGCGCTGAGCATGGTACAGCGAATTGTTAGCCCTGCGCCACCTAGCCTGCCGCTAGGTACGGAGCAGTATGAGCGCCGGTATCAGGATCAATTTTCCAACGTATTGCGTCTGTATTTTAATCAGCTTAAAAACGCATTATCACAATTGTTTGGCCCCAATGGTGGTCAGTATATTGATTGCCCGAACGGGTTGTTTTTTAATACTGGCAATCAAACATTTGCTGCGGCAAATACTGGGTATCCTATTGAGTTCAATCAAACGTACCTTCACAATGCGGTTGATCTGGTAAGCAGCACAAGAATAGTTATCAGTATTTCTGGCGTGTATAACTTCCAGTACACGGGGCAGTTAAAAGGTACAAACGCATCAAGTAAAAGTATCTGGGTTTGGATTCGGCGTAATGGCGTGGATATTGGTTATTCCACCCGTGCGTATACATCTACGCTAAACAACGAATACAAAAATATTGACTGGAACTTTGACATCGACATGGCTGCGGGTGAGTACTTGGAAATGGTGATTGCCGTGAATGATACTTCTGTTCAGCTAGAAGCCGAGGTTCCAACCGCTCCTCACCCCGGAATGGCTTCATCTGTGCTGACGATCAACTTCATCGCCCCGCTACCGGATGTGCGGCCTACGCCGCCTTGATTGTTGTGGGGAGTTTCGCATGCTAACATCGACAAAACTATTTTCTGAGAGGCGTATATGAGCCTTGCTATATTAGCCGACCACATGGCGTCGAAGGGCCGAGGCCCGGATTCGATGCTTGTGCACATGTCCCCACGTGAAGTAAGTGGGCTTCAGGCACTGGCTCAAAAACACGGTGGCACCCTAACAATTAACCCAGAAACGGGTCTACCTGAAGCTGGCTTCTTAGATAAACTTCTGCCGACTATTCTGGGCGTCGGCGCGACAATACTTAGTGGGGGCACTATTACTCCACTAATGGCTGGCCTTGGTGTCGGCGCTATCCAAGCTGCGCGTACTGGCGATCTTGGCAAAGGGCTTATGGCTGGCCTCGGTGCGTATGGTGGTGCTGGGTTAGCTGAAGGCCTTATGGGGGCGGGAGCGTCAACCCTTACCAGCGAAGCAGCAGCCCAGTCGGCCATGAGCGCTAACGCCGAAGCAGCGGCGCAACTAGGCGCGGAAGCTAATGCTAGAGATATTCTGATGCAGCGTGCTGCAATAGGCGACGCCGCCGCCGCGTCTCCTTGGGAACAACTTAGTGCCGGGGCAAAGTCTGCTTTTAGTTCCCCGACAGCAGCCGCTGAGTTCGCTAAGGCAAATTGGAAGCCTATTGCAGCGGCGGTAGCGCCCATGTTCGCTGACCAAATGGTCAAGTCTAATATGCCGACGACGACAACTCGGCCCGGACAAATTCGTAGATTCTCTTACAACCCTTACGATCAATACTACACTCCGACTGGTAGCTACGAGGCCACGCCTGTTTCTGCTGCTGGTGGTGGGCTGATGGCGTTAGCTAATAACAACGAACCTGTTGTGCGTATGGCCGATGGTGGTAGCTTTACTAACGACTTGCCTTCTGGTTGGGGTACTTATACACCAGAGCAAAAAATTGATTACTTCAACGCAAACAATGTCACCCCCGCACAACTTCTAGCGTCGGATGCAGGCGTCACGCAAAACGATATTAACTGGATGCTTGAACATGGTTATAACGCGGGGCCAGCCCCTGCTTATGACTGGCGTAATGAAATTTATGCTCAAGATCCATCAACTGCTTACAACTTCGCGCAAGCTAATGCAGTTGATATGAACGCAAACATCAATAATTGGTTTGCAAAAAATCCGTTTGCGACAGGATTGGAAATAGAACAAGCAAAGCAAGATTGGGGTGTATCAAACGAAGACATTCTTAGAGCGCTTGAGTCATCTGGCGCTTCAGGAGCCACGCAGTGGGGAGTGACCCACGGTATGGGGCCGGTTGATATTCAGCGCAATATTGTGAATTGGTTCAAAGACAACCCTAATGCGACACAAGCAGACATCAATGCGGCTAAAGCAGCATGGGAAACAAGCACGGCTGATGTGCAGTCTCCGTATGCGCAAGGGTATCAAGTAGCAGATGCTGATACCGCATACGCCCAGCAGTACTTGCAAAACAACCCCGACGTGCTTGCTTGGCTTAAATCGGCGGAAGGTAAGGACTACCTACAGCAGAATCCAGAGTTTGACGCGACTGACATTGCGTGGACGCATTATCAGCGTTACGGTAAAGACGAAGGTAGGCGTTGGTACCCAGAACCAATTCAAACGACAACGCCAACAGAAGTAGATGCTGGTGTTGGTGGTTCGACAGGCGCAGGTGAGATTGGGGGTGGCACGGTTGTTAACCCCAACGGCACAATCACAACATCCCCGCGTATCCCCAATATGCCAGTAGGTGGACTTGCTGGGATACAGGAACTTAGAGATTTATACACCAAGGGTGGGGGCAACCTAGGTTACATCCCAGACGCACCTAAGACGATTGAAGAATTTAATACTAGGTACAACAAACTTAGCGGCGGTTCTAAGCAAGCCTATGATTACTTGATGGGGAAGACTCCGTATTCGCCAACACCGTGGACTCCTACCGGCGAAGTGATGCGGCCTTATTCGGAAGCAGTCTTGGGAATGCCAGCAAATATTTCCTCCAAGAAGTATTTGTTTGATCCTGAAACTAAGAAGTATGTGGAGAACCCTGATTACATCCCAGTGTCTTATACCGCGCAGGGGAAGAAAGTCTAAGGTCTGTCCGCTAACGCTATTAAACAACAGCTTTCTGACATGCCCACATCCGACTACGAAAAGTGGATGCTGGACAACAACGTCACTCACCAACAGATCGCCGACGCCCTCGGCATCACTCTTGCCGAAGCAAAGGAACGCTATCCGCTTACGGAAGCTGCTGAAGAAGACACTGTTAAACCAGAAGTCGCAGAGAGCGTCGGCGGAGATGGTACTGGGGGTGTCGGTGTAGGTGATAGCAGTGACGGTGGTACTGGCGGGGCGGACGGCGGTGATGGCGGGGACTGGGCTACAGGTGGTCTACTAGCACTTGCTCGTGGTGGCGTTTCTCAGTTTAATCTTGGTGGTTACTCCGATGGAGGCCGACTGCTTCGTGGTCCCGGCGATGGGGTATCTGACTCTATTCCCGCCACTATTGGCAACAAGCGTCCTGCTCGGCTGGCCGATGGCGAGTTTGTAATTCCTGCGCGGATCGTGTCTGAGTTGGGCAATGGCTCCACAGATGCAGGTGCTCGCAAACTGTACGCCATGATGGATCGCGTGCAGAAAGCCCGACGTAAATCAACCGGTAAAAACAAGGTAGCCAAAGATACTCGCGCTGCTAAGTATCTTCCCGCATAAGGATGCATCATGGCTGATACCCCTACCCAAGTAACACAGACGCAGTACGGCTTCGCGCCGGAGATTGCGCCTTACGCGCAGGATTTGCTCGGTCAGGCTGCGGCTCTGACCGATACGTCGCAAAACCCGTACATGCAGTATCAGGGTGATCGCACTGCGCAATTCTCCCCGCTGCAACAGCAAT